ACACCTCTCTATTCGTCGGCAGCGTCAGATGTGTATAAGAGACAGGGGCGGGAGACTCAGGGAGTTCGAGCTTCATCGTGAAGGACGTGACATCACCTTCGACCTGGATGGTCGTGAGGTTCTGCTCCAGCACAACTGGCGTCGCGACGGATCTCCAACGAAGCCGTGGACCTGGTTCGATGGAATTGAGCTTGGACGTTTCGCGATCTGGGACAGTCCCCTTGAGACCGCTGAGGACCTGATGTTCTCACGGATGCTCCATACGCAGTCTGAAGTTCAGACCGAGGGCGACGAAACTGTCACGTCCAGTCTCAAGTCCGCCGGCGCAGAATTCAAACGCTCAGTCCTGAAAGAAATCCGTCCGGACGGCTCGCAGGTCTGGTCGGTACGAAGCGGCAATGGTCCAGCTAGCAACATGGTCCTCGAGCCCAAGTACGCGATCAAGGGCGTGGACGTCGGTGCCAAGGGCTGCTTGTACAACCAGGAGTCACTGACCGATCCCAGAGGTTGGTGGGGCTTCGAGAGTGAAGCGCAGAGGGCAGACGCAAGATCCAGAGGTTGGCGGTAGCGTCGGTCGCAGTGAATTATTAAACTCCCGAACTCGACGTGTCGATCCTATAATGAGGCACTTGGCCTCGTTGCGTGATCGTGAGAAGAGTTGGAAGTTTAACGTTCGCGTGCGTGAGGTTATATGCGATCAGCTGCTGTCGCCGAAGGTGTGAATCCACCTTCGGGTTGGAACGTGCTGAGACGAACGTAGAAAAGTTCAGGAACGTGTCGGGAATCGTTCCCGACGTGCGTATCCTGTTTCAGAAGCCGAGGAGTTGGATTTGGCACCGCGCAGAAAATACAAGCGAGTGTTTGCTTGCGTAGGCGTATACGGAATCCTTAATCAGGCTACTGGCAAGTGGTATATCGGTTCATCAATCGCGCTGACCAAGCGTTGGAGCACGCATCTCTGGGCTTTGCGTTCTGGCCGACACCATTCTCTGAAATTACAACGTAGTTTCGATAAGCACGGTGAAGCGGCGTTCGAGTTTCACGTGCTGGTTGAGTGCGCGAAAGAAGAAATCGACTCGCTGGAGAACGAGTTTATCGCGAAATACAACGCCGTTGCAGGTGGGTACAACGTTGCAGCGGAGGCAAAGGGTGGGTTCATGCGGGGGCGCAAGTGGCCAGAAGCCACAAAGCCCGCGCGTGTTGAGAGGGCGAGAGCGTACAAAGCGACAGATGAAACAAAACAACTTCTCGCTGAAAACCAATCAGCTGCTTGGGCTAATCCAGAACAACGCAAGAAGATGATGGAAGCTCAGCGCCGTCCAAAAAGTAAAGAAGGCGCCGCTAACATAGCAGCCACGACGCGACGGCGATACGAAGACCCGCTTGCCAGAGAAAAGCAAGCAGAGCGGATGAAACGCTGGTGGGCTGAACGCAACGGCGAAGCGCCAGATAGCAAGGAAGACCCAGCGATCAAGAACGCGCGAATCCGTGAATCTTGGGGTAATTTTACTGGTAGTAAGCGTAAAACAACTTGATCTACTCACGGAGGGGTTATGGCAGAGAACTCAGCTTATTTTGAAGCGATCACCGCTGCACGCGCTATGCTCCTAGACGATCCCCAAGGGCTTGACCATACACTCTCGCTTGAGACACAAGCGGAGATGATGCGCGAACACGTCGGCGACTACATGAAGGACAACTTCCCATCCTTCGTGAAGTTCTTGCGGTTGCTGCCCAGTGAGGACCAGGAGCTGCTGCTGAGTTACTACATGCTAGGGAAACCGCAGTGGTGTCTCGCGAAACTTTACCGATCGACACAAACGGTCTGTTCCGTGAAACTACGCATGGCCGTGAAGAAGCTAGGCACCATCGCAATTTTCCGAGGACACCCGACCGTCGACAGCATGTGTCCAGTCCTCGAAAAGGCAGGGATCAATCACCTGATCGAGAAGAGTACGAACGTCAGTACCGCAATGCTCGTCGTTGAGTACCGTGCCGCGAGATCATTCGCCGTCGTTGCGAAGAAGCTGGGCGTGATGAGGCCACAGGTACGACGCGCGCTCTCCACCGCCGCCAAGTTCCTCCTTGCGTCGTCAGTCGATGAAGAAGTCGCGTTGGGCGCGTACATCTTCGGCCTCATCGACAAGGCCTCGAGTAGTGGACAAGGGTACAGCCAGCGGAAACTGGACAAGCACACCCACGTCTACCGCCAGGATCCGTCCCTACTCGGAGCGTTCCGCATCTCGGTACTGCATCCAGAGTTCGAGCATGTCCTCACATCACGCGCTTGCTTCTGATCCACTGTCACGGTCTATGGCGTGATGAAGTCGCAGAAACACAGGAATCAATCCTGGCATCCGCAAATGAAAGTGTACTTTCCCCGCGCTACTGGCGACAGTATCAGAACTGGGAAACCGCCTTTCTGCTTCCTATGTGAGGAATGACCCATGGCCCTACGTGCGAACGAACATCATCTCCTGTCAAAGGACGCGTCCCTGGCGTTGGAAGTTGCGCTGAGGCTCGCAGGTGTGAATCCGGAGGCACCAGTCACCGCGAAGATCGCCTCCAAACTTCAGAAGCTGGGGTTCAGGCTCGTGGCTGGCAACATCTTCGAGCTCCCCGCGAAAGACGAGCTGTGGGAAGTTCGTGGCTCCAGCATCGTGAAGCTCACAGGTTCTGAAATCGATACGGGAGAAAGTCTGGTTGCGGCGAACGCTGACAACCCCGAGTCCTCACTCCAAGGTTTTCTCTACGATCTGACGTTCTGAGGTTCACATGACCAAGAAAATCTACGCCTCCATCATCGACAGCATCCTCGACGACATCGCACCCAACGAGGCTCAGCTCTCGAAGGGGATGGACGTGAAGGGTCTCAGCGATGAATACATCGACGAGGCCTTCCTGAAGGAGATCGCCGGCGACAGCGAGCACACTGCCGTCCCTGGTGGGAGTGGCATGACCGCGTCGGCCCAAGAGGATTGGGCAGGCCGCAGCATGGCCACGATCAAGAACAAGGAGGGATTGCTGGCTGGTGCGATGACCGGCAACGACGGCAACCGCCTCAGCGACGAGTCCGTCAAGGCCTCGATCACAAACGCCCTCAACGCCGGCATCACCCCCACTCGTGTTACTGCGATGCTGGGGAAGCTCGCGGAACAAATGGTCTTCGATCGTGTCATGGCCGACGACTTCTTGACCTCACAGTCTGGTCTCCTCGGCCTCGTGTACCTGAAACCGAACGCGTACATGGACAGCTGCAACGCCACCTTCAACAAACTGAAGATCGGCGGCAAGGCCATTCGCGCTCTCTCCGTGAAAGAGTGCGGCGCCTGCAAGGGCTGCAGCAACTGCAAGACCGCTTCTGATGGAAGCAGGAAGTGCGCGCTCTACGGCAAGCCCATCGTCGCTTCAGAGGCAGACGTCCGGGCCCTGCTCGCCGAGAAGAAGATGAGCATGAAGAAGGCAACGCTGGTCGCGCTTCACAACGGCAACAAGCCCGAGAGCATGAAGCAGGCTCCTGAGCGCGCGCTCGTTGCCACTGCGACGCGGAGCACCAAGCATATCACCCCGTCCCAGACCTTCACAGCGAAAGACGTGTCGAAGCAGCTGACCGCTGGTGCCGACATCCAGAGCATCTACCACAACGCACGGAAGCAGTTCGGTTCCAGTGTCACCGCTGCGGCCGTCAAGACCTTCATCGCCTCCCTCCGTGGTACGAACACGAAGCTGGCCCTTCGCCAGGTCGATTGCGCGCTCCTCAAGAAGAAGCTGGCTTCCACTGAGACCATCATCGGCGAGAGCAAGTGCGCCTCCTGCGCCATGCGTACGGGCATGCACTGCGGCCTCACAGGCGGCACGCTCCTCTCATACCCGGGTATGGAGAAGAGCAGTTCCGGCACCAAGATCGCGTCCTCTGGCCCAGAGGTTGACGGCGCCGCGGTGATGCATGAGTACGATCTCAACCGTCGCGCGGCCATCTCCATCAACGTCGTCGAGCCCGAGCGCTTGGACGTAGAGATGCCACGCACGTTCGGCATGAACCTGGAGTAGCCAATGGCTGGCGAGCGCATGCAGGATTTCATCCCAGAGGAGGAACGTACGACCCCAGCTGATGGGATCGTTGCTCCTCCTGCGGCTGGGATTCCTGTTGACACGAAGCCGGTGAAGCAAGCAGGCATGTCCCTCATCAAGACCATGATCGAGGAACAGAACGCGGACGTCTCCTTCATCACGAAGCTGATCGCTCTCGAGCTCGCGTGCACGACCGAAGAGCTTCAGGACCTCAAGAACGACGAGAGTCTGAAGTACAGTCCCCAGACTATGAACATGCGGATGCGCCCTATCACTGAGCGCATCAAGGCTCTTCGTGAACTGGCTCGGACGTTGACGGAGTCTGACGCTCTCTCGAAGCGAGACGTCCTCAACTTCGATGGCCCAAAGTTCCAGTACGCCGTCCGCGCGCTCCTCGGATTCTTCTCCGACGCGATCACGACCGCAGGCTACGACGCAAGTGCTCGCAACGCCATTCTCAAATCATTCCGCACGATCAGTGGACAACGCGAAGAAGCCCTCCGCCGCGACATCGAGCGTCTGGATGGTTCTGCCATCGCCGCCCAAACCCCTAAGAGCGAGGACTAAGATGCCTTCAAAGATCATGAGGACCTTCACCATCCAGGCTGTGCCCGACGCGATCCTCAACGCGGTGGTTTCCGCCGTCGAAGAAGGCGTCAAGAAGGCCAAGAAGAGCGGGAACATCCAGCGCCTGGAACTGACGAAGAAGGGCTATCGCCTGGACCTCGTCTTCGGCGAGCTCTTCGTGGTGCCGCCCTCCGTCTGCGCCAGCGCCGAGGATTTCCCCGCGATTCTCCTGAAGTCGTCGCTCGTCCACGGTCTCAACGCCGAGGAAGCGGTGGAGTTCAAGTTCGCGACGCAGGACGGCAACGCGACCCTCCACAAGGAGGTACTGAAGCGGGCGAAGGAGCTCTTCAAGAACAAAGAGGGCAAAGAGGTTTGCCTCCTCGCCTTCGCTCCCACTTGGGCGCACAGCAGCAGCTTTCGTACGTTCGTGTACCTGTCTCTTATACACATCTGACGCTGCCGACGAATAGAGAGGTGT